ACGTATCAACTGCTGTATTGAATCCGGTTATCCACTCTGTGAGTTTCGTGATGATGTCAGCAAAGAACGTAGCAACTGCTGTAGTGAATCCGGTGATCCACTCTGTGAGTTTTGCAATAATGTCAGCGAAGAATGTAATAAATGCCTCTGTTATGCTTGCGATCCAATCGGTTGCCTTTGTCAGTATGTCATCAAAAAATGTAATTATGGCGTCAGTGAACCCGGTGATCCACTCTGTGAGTTTCGTGATGATGTCTGCGAAGAATGTAATAAATGCCTCTGTTATGCTTGCGATCCAATCGGTTGCCTTTGTCAGTATGTCATCAAAAAATGCCACCATCGCATCAGTAAACCCAGTGATCCATTCGGCTAATTTTGCAACGCTGTCAGCGAAGAACGTAACCAGAGCGTCAGTAACCCCGGTGATCCAGTCGTTAAATGCAGTTATGGCCCCTGCAAAAAACTCAGTGAGTGCACTGGTGAACTCTGTGACCCAGGCAGTAACCGCTGCCATCGTGTCGGCAAACAGTTGAGCGACTGCAGCACCGACACCCGCCGCCCAGGTTGTGACTGCGTCAAGTATTCCGCCGATGGTTTCAATAATTGATTCTGCCAGATCAGTGAATATTTCGACTACTGTGTCCTGCAGGTCAGTAAACGCCTCAACAAATCCATCAGCAAACTCAACGACAGCGTCAATTATAGTCTCAAACCCGTCGGTGAGAACTTCAAATATCTCATCTACCGGGAATATGGTCCGGACAAACTCATCCACTGCTATGGCTGCACCGGTCAGGGCCTCAAGCACTTTCCCAGGTAGTTTTGCAAACCAGTTGCCGACGTCGATCCAGTTCACGCCAAGAGCGGTCAGGATCAATGTAGGGGGGAATATGACTGCCAACAGCCCTGCAACAATTGTGTCAGGACCTATGCCAGATATCACATCAATTATTCTCCCAGGAATGTCGGAAAAGAACTTGATCACATCATCCAGCCCTATACCCATCTCTGACAGGATTTTCGCAGGGGGGAATATGACCCCGACTATTGCCAGGGCAATGGCCACCGGGTCAATGCTAGTAATGACTCCTATGATCTTGTTTGCTATATCTGCAAACCACTCCCCGATTTGAGGAAAGAACTGATTGAGCAGCATGAGAATCCCGGCAGGTGGAAACAGGATCCCGACAATAAGCGTAGGAATATCTACCCCGCCACCGCCGCCAGTTATGGCGTCAATAATCATACCCGGCAGACCGGTGAAAAAGTCTATAATTCCCTGAAACGCTGCCCCTAAATCGAAGTTTGCGATCCATTCGCCAAACGCTTTACCCTGGTCAATGATCCATGAGAACACGCCCAGCTCATTGAGTGCCCACAGGGCAGCCAGAGCGACCCCTATCCCTATGATGATCGGAGCTGCTGCAATGAGAGCGGGGATGAGTGCAGCCGCCAGCCCGGCAGCCAGTCCAGTTACAGCCGTACCGAGTGCGGCGACTATACCGGACAATCCGCCCAGAGTTGTGAATGCAGCGACCAACGGACCTATGGCAGACACAATCGGGCCAAGAACGAGCAGGATCGGCCCGAGTGCTGCAAGCAGGCCGCCAAATATCAGCACCGCAGTTTTCACCGGACCCGGTAGGTTGCTGAACGCGTCGATCACTCCCTTAATGGCAGGTATAACCGAGTCTTTCAGCATCGGTATAAGATCGTCTTTGAATATCGGCAGGATATCGTCTTTGAGGATCGGAATAACGGATTCTCCGATGTCTACCATGGCGGTATTGATCTCCTGCTGCAGTTGCTGCATGGCAAACGCTGACGACTCTGACATTGTGCCGAACGCCTCGGAGGTTGCACCGGTTGAGTTTTCAATCTCTATCATTGCAGCAGAGAATTTTTCTGCCCCCGCTTCAGAGGTCAACATCAGGGCGGCCATGCCGGCCTCGACAGACGAGAATGCAGAGTCTATACTCTTACCGTTCTTTTCTGCCCCGTCGGCCATCATCTGCATGGCTTCCTGCAAACTGCCACCGTTTTTTATGAACTCTTTGAACGTGACACCAGCGATCTCTTTGAATGTCGTGTCTGCAACAGACCCCTCTTTCGTGAGTTCGGCCAGCATCGACTTAATTTTCGTTGCCGCCTCTGCCGTCCCTTCGCCCTGCATGGTCATGGCGTCCAGGGCCCCGACCACGTCGCCGAACGAGACACCGACTGCCGCCGCTATCGGGGTGACTTTTGACAGGTTTGCGCTCAGTTCGTCCACCGTCGTCTTCCCCATCTTGACGCCGGTGAAAAGAATATCTGATGCGTCTGCCACGCTTAAAATGTCTGTACCATATGCATTCGTGACTGATGATAAAACATCAACCGCACTCCCCAGGTCAGTGACCCCGGCTATTCCCAGCTCTGCAGACTGTTTGAGAAAGTCCATGACGTTTTCTGCCGGGACACCTGCAGAAATGGCGTTGTATAATGCAGGTATGACCTTGTCGGTTGCTATGCCATATTCAGCCGACAGGGCTTTGACATCCTCGCCCATTTTGTCCATAGCGTCTTTACTCATGCCGGGTATGAGAGTGAACACCTCAGACATTCGAGACTCAAAATCAGAGGCAGCCAGAGCGGTGACACCAAGCGCCCCGGTGACGGCCATAATCGGAGCAGTCACGCCAACCGTCAGCCCGGCACCGACTGACGTCATTTTGCTGCCAATCTGTTCAAACTTGCCGGTGGTTTTTTCGAGGTTCTCGGAGAACTCGTCTTTTAGTCCGAGGACCACCATTAACTCTCCGATAACGCCGGATTCTGCCATTTTATTTTTTCTCTCCGTATATGTCCTGTGCAGCCGTCAACAGAAACATAAGTTCTAATTCAGAGCAGTCTTTGAACTCCGACGGGAACTTGCCTAATTTTTCACAGAGCAAAAAGATCCAGTGACCTAAATTACTTTTTGCGAAATTTTTTCGCTTTTTCGACCTGCCCGGATCTGCGTGCCTGAATCTCGCTGATGATCTGGTATTTGTATTTCGACGGGAGTTTGCGATAGAACTCAGCATCCAGAGACGGATCAACAGACAGAGTCGCCAGTATTGAGTTTATGGCGTGCATTGCCATCTTGCCGTCTTTGATTATTGCCTGCAGTTCGTTTACCCGAGTAAACTCCAGGGTGTCGAGGTCATCGTCCGGGTATTGTTTCTGAACCATGATCGCTTTTTGCGCAACCCCCAGGCCATGCAGCTGAGCGTCCATCAGATCCATGAAATCGGCATCGTTCGGCTCACGGAGGACTATAGTCGCCCCATCCATGATCTCAACCTCGAAGGTTTCATTGCAGAGTTTGCCGAGCAGGTACGAGGCGAAAGAGGAGTTGTCCGCCGCCTCTTTTGCCCGTTGGATCTGCATCTCTGCCGATCGCTGTTCGAGTTCAGGGTTAGATCTTGTCAGTGCTGCTGCTCTGCCGCTCATACTGTTTTCCTGGCCCGCTGGATATAATCACAATCAAATGCGAAAGACTCTTTGTACATGTCCTCAGTCGGGAACGTCTGCCCGTATGAATTTGCTGTAGCCCCAATCAGGAAGAACTTGTCAACGACAACATCGTCAACCAACCGCTTACCAACCAGGGCACCGATCTTTTTGAACCCTGAGGACTTGTTCGAGAGCTTTTTCCAGCCAGAGTTCGGGCTTTTATCCAGGACGTCACCGAAGCACAGACCAACAAAGTCAAGGGTGTACATAAGCCCTTCAAGCGTTGCAGTGGATTCAGTCACGCCAACCGTCACGAGTTTAGTACTCTGGCCATGAACAGCCTCTTTCTTTGAGCTCGCCTTTGTGTCGGTCTTTATATCCTTGGAACTGGCAATGTGAGTGAGTCCGGTGGTTTCGATATCAACATAGTAGATGTCTACCACGTCGCCCGCTTTGAGTCCGGTATAGTTGATACCTTCCGTACCGTCTTCTTCTGTTGCTTCTGTTACTCCGTCAGCACCACGTTCAAAAACCCCGATGGCAACCCCGTTAACCTCGATCCACACCGATCCATATTCTGCCAGTTTTTTCAATGCAATATAATTTGCACTTTCCTGAACTGCTGAAACGGTCACGGTCTCCTGAGCAACGACACCGCCACCATACCATTTGACCTCAGTGCCTTTTGGCACGTCAGCCGCTACTACGTCTGCCATTATATCTCTCTATAAATGATTCGCACATCTATCGGCACATGGTACCAGCCCATAGGATCCTCGATCCGCCGGACTCCTCCCGTGACCTGCCGGGTCGTGATGTCATACGACACCGACCCGAGGGTCCACCGTTCGGGCACCATGTTCATCCGGGGTTTGTGCATAACAGCGATCACCGCCGCTGCAACGGTTTCCACTTCTCCTGGTGATCTGACACCGCCAGACACCGGAGGGTTTGACCAGCATGAGATCTGCACCCGTGAAACATACCCCTTGCCAACTTCAGCGTCAGGCACCCGAGAAACCGGGTGTACTGAAATGGCCGGGAGTTCAGGAGTTGTTGGGAGCCCGTCAACATACACACGGGCACCGACGAGAGCGGTGATGGTAGGAGATGCTGCCAGTTGGTTGCGGACCATAGCGGTGATCATTGTGTCACCTGCCTGAGTGCTGCAGCGATCTCTGTTCTCACCCGCTCATACACCTGGTTTCGGTTCTCGTCCCATGCCGGCCTCATATACGGGTGTGGATGAGACCCATACCATAACGGAGACATACGAATAGGACCATACGCCCCCTGCCTGTGTTTTGACCCAAAGAAAATGTTTTGCCATTTCTGTGACTCGACCGGCCACCGCCATGGAGTTTTTCGTCCCTGGCCGTTCTCTGCATGTATCCCGGTCCCGAACTCGACATAGGCAGCATATTTGAGATTCGTACCAACAATGACATTTACTCCGCCATCGACTTCCTCAGTTTTGGTAGAGATACTGCCACGGAGATGACCAAGATCGACCGGGCACTTTTCTTTTGCTGCAGCCTCGACGGGGAGCATGGCTTTTTCGCCCACGTCAGAATAATACCGCTTGTATTCTATTCCAAGCTCTTTCAGACGTTTTGTGAGTTCGTCAAGCCCCTCGATCCGTATGTCGTCAGACACCGACTGCCTCCAGAGTAAGCACCATATGAGACACCCGGTTTGCAATCATAGCAGGGTCGACTGCCGTGATCCTGTATTTGCGATTGTATGGTGGTTCGGTCCCGATGATATGCCTGCCATGGTGTGCCTCGGTTTCAGCCGGCACGATACAGACCGTTTTCCGGTCAACCTGTGCCCCGGCATCCGACTGGCTCATTGTTGCCCTGGCCCTCCCGAACCGGCACCGAATAGGCAACAGGGTATAGTTTGGGTCTGCTACGTTCCAGGCATCAACCTCTCCAAACGCCTCACAGGTTTCGAGGTATGCCGTATGGACCAGGAGAGTCGCAGGGTACGTCATAGGTTTGCAACCTCACAATAGAACGCTGATTTGTTCTGATTCGTGTAGGACTCAAGCGCCTCATACGCCTGTTTTCGGTATGTAGCAATGGCAGCATCTACGTTTGTTTTGTCCTGCCACTCAAGCGTTGAGCTCTCTTTCGTCCCGTCCATCCGGTACCGGGTCAGGACTGCAGCGACTGCCAGATTGACCCCAGCCGTTCTGACGGCCGGGTCTGTTGCACTGGCCGTGATCCCGGCACGGGCACAGACAGAGTCCACCTCAAGATCCGACAGGGCAATAATTGCCTCGACGGTTGCCTGAGGCAGAGCAGTCCCGGTGATTGCCAGGACTTCTGCGTATGTAGTGTATGCCATTTACCGACCCCCCCGTATGTCGTAGTATTTCCGTTCTGTCTCCGGATCAACCGGAGACGTAAAAGCCCGCCACGTCAAGGGGTTGCAGACGTTGCCGGCCTCGAGACTTGCGTCTCTGTTTGCCTCGTCGATCTGCGTTTTTGTCTGGACGTTGGCAGAGCTCAGCATGGTTAGTACTCTACCCGGCAGATTGCATTCGCTGCAAGATAGTTTACCCCAAACCGTGCAGTAATGGTACACCCCACCAGGTCGCGGATCGGATCCTCATACCGGCTGACGGTAAGATCCCGCCTCATGGCAATGCCTCCAGCGTTCCGGCTGTCATAGACGAGCATACCGATATCGCCATCAGAGTCATACTGCCAGGTGTAGGTGCTTGAGTCATCAGTCACGCCACAGGTAAATACCCTGAGCCCCATCAGAGACGGGAGACGGCCAGCCATTGCAGCGTCTGCCCCTACATAGCCAGTCGGTACAAACTCCTTAAGGGTCAGTGCTTCGGCCTGTGGACAGAGAACAATGGTGTCAGGGATATACCCCTTCTCTTTTACCAGACCGACTGCTGATGCAATTGCCTTAATACCCTGGTTGCTGCCAACAGTGTCGTGTTCGTTCCCTGCATTGTCGAGCAGACAGGTCAGCATAAGCTGGTTGAGACGGTTCTCAACAGACGCCCCTGCCTTCCGCACCTCCATAGCGACGGCATCGAACAGCCCATCGTCGATGAGCTCACGGGTGATGAGCGGTCTGGTGCCGTATTTCCTAACAGTGAAATCACGATATGCGTAATCCTGCTGACCAATCGGTACCTCTGCGCCCTCTGCCACCTCACCGGCATATGTCCCGGATGCCCCATATGGCACCCGGAGGGTGTTGCTGTTGGTGCGAAACATCGGCACGGCCTGCCTGAAACACTTCTGAGGTTCCGCCCCCTCCATAACCGTATTGTACATCTCGGTCTGTATGAGAGTGGTTGACTCAATGGATTCAGTTAGCAGGAGTTCACGGACAGAAACGATCTTGCCATCTCCGTCATAGGTTCCGAGTTCTCTTGGTATTCGCTCTATGATGTCTTTCCGTTCAGACGGCCCTGCATGAGCGATTTTAAGATATGTTGAAAGATATGACATTGTTTAGACCTCAGCTTGCTGCCTTGCTCACATACTGTGGCTGGATCATTATTCTGCCAGTTCCGCCCCCTGCAATGTCGTCCAGTGCAATACCCACCGCGTAGGTGCTGGCGGTATCTACCAGGACTGAAACAGTCCCGCCAACTGCGTTGTCGTTGACAATGACGAAATGACCGGCATCGATGCCTGTGGTATCGTCTGCGTTTGCGACGTATGCAATACAGCCCTGGCAGGCAACCGTCACGACTGCCCCACTGGCTGCTCCAAATATTGCAACCCCGAGAGGGGCCTCGGTAGTCCCTGCAACGGCAGGGTGCACGGTCATGTTTACACCGGTGCCGTGAATTGCCACGACCTGGCCGGCCTTGATCGTTGCTCCAGCGGTGAAACACTGAAGATTATCCCCAGAGTATAACACCTGCTGAATTGTTGGGAATGCTGAAATGTCTGCCATTATACCCACTCACTAGCGAATACTTCGCCGTTTTCTATTCTGACCCTGTACCCTGCCGGAGTAGCCAGCTCTCTGACCGGATCCGGGGTCGTGACCGGTGCGACCGGTGCAGTCTCTAGTTCTTTAATTCTAGTCTCTGCTGCTGCCAGTTTTGCCTCATATGACTCAGACAGCTCTTTGATCTTCCCGTCATATATCTCGGAAAGTTCTTTTATAAGCTCGTCTCTCAGAGCTTTTACGTCGATCTCTGCCATTTCGTGATCCTCTTCTATGGTATTCTCTGGGGCCGGTGCAGGTACTGAATCTGAGGCCGGCTCGCTATTCTCTCTCAGGGTGCAGACCTTACAGGCCCCACGGTTCACCAGGGCCAGACCGGTGAACGTGATGTCTGTAGCCTCGTATTCCCGTGTGCCTGGGTTCCACCTGTCTTTCCCAACCGTCTCGACACTGACGAAATTGATTTCACCGGCCTCGACCAGTGCTGCAGCGTCACGGCTGTTTTGAGTCAGACCATGCAGGATTATGTCTCCGACGACTGCCCCGTCTTTGTACGTGACGTTTTCAACCCTGCCAATCTTGTCGGTGACTGCCCGGTGTTGCCCACCAGCGTGGCGGTTCCATACCGTGTCATCAGTCCAGTTCGCTGCATATCGTTCAAGCGTCCCAGAGTTCACCCGCCATGGCGTTTTCTGCATAGAGTCCGTCCAGGTGCCCTCTGCCAGCAGTTTGACGCCCCGGATGGTCAGGCCCTGACCGGTACGTTCTATTCTGCTGGACATTTCAGACAGCCCGACAGCAAAAGCCCGCACAGTTGGTTTTATGTCCTCGTTCTCTTCTATTTTGTAGTCTGAGAACTCATGCTCTTTTAACCATGACTCAACTTCTTCGAGGGAATGCTCGAGAAATGAAATAGAAACAACGTCTTTCGATTCGTTGTAACTTGGAGAAATGCCCTTTCCGTACAGGTTCTTATGCTCTCTGATTGCCGGTTCGTCCCGGATCCGAGCAATATAGGACGGCATGTATAAGTATATTACTATATGCGCATATGGTAATTTCGTTGCAGTTGAGAAAAGAAGTATGAATTATTGTGTTTCGGCGAGTTCTTTTTTAGTTCGCGGCTGTTTTGGTTCCTGGTGACGCAACCGGTTCATGAGGTTAGCAACCGCCTTTGTATTCCTGCTTCCCCCGTTGTCCTCAGGGTAATACATACCCAATGACCGGGCAATGACAGACGGATATTTCTCGTGCAGGTTCTGCCTGACGAATTCTATCTCCCGTGCTGTGAACGGTTTCCCTGAACTCATTTTTTCACGTCCAACTCATAATTTGTAGTTCCAAATATTCAGTGGTTTTTCGTCTTTGAATGCTGGATTGAGAGCACACCGGCACTGAGGGTGCAATGGCGGCCCCCCCTCAGGCAGATTCTTTTCCAGGTACACCTGACCGTCGAGCGGTTCGCATTTGTTACAGACACGCTCATCTCGTGCCGTGATCCATTCAAAGTGGGTTATGCCTAATCGTTTGTACCGTTCCTTCGCCGCCTCGTTCACCGCGTTCATGATTTCGGTCCGGGCTATGAGTTCTGCCCGGCGTTTCGCCACCTCTCCGGCCTGAATAATATCGTCGCGAATCTCTGTCAGGCTTTTACCCTGTGCAATACCGTCAGTGAGTATGGTGCCAATCTTTGCCTGCAGGTCTGCAGCCAGGTTTGTCAGGTGCAGTTTTGACCGGTCCCGTAATACATCCATCATACCGGAGTCAGCCGGCCCCATCCCGACCTGTATTTGCAGGCCCATCTGTTCCATCTGCTGATTTGCAAACATTATCCCCTGCATATACCCTTTTTCTATAAACTCTGCTGCGACGGTCTGCATTGTTTCAGGCGGGATCTGGTTGGCAAATGCTGCCATGAGTTCAGACAGGGCTGATAACTCCCGTTCTGCCAGTGCAGCAGGCCATTTTTGTGTCACGGTTGCCAGTGTGTCAGAAATATACGCATCAATGATTTTTGCCATGGCTTTTATCATGGCGTCATCGATCCGTTTCGACTGTGTCGGGTCACGGATCAGCCGTTTTGATTTTGGCCGTTTGAGTGTGGTTATTGCCATTTTATCGTTAATTGGGAGGGACTTGTAAAATCTGGTCAGGTTCCTACAGATGATTTGCTCATTTTACTTGCCTGTGCCCACCCCAAAATATTTTCACCCTCATCGTAATTCGCGTTTAAATACGCCTGAATCGCTGCTTCTGACTCATATACTGCCGGGAGTATCCAATTGAGCCTAACAGACTCATACTGCCATTCGGTGTAATCGTTGCCCATGTCGTCAGTCTTTGTTACACTGGTAATGTCCCAGTTGACTAAAATGTCAAGTTTGCCGCGTTTCAATGTCCCGAAATCCGGGATAATTTTATTTGGTTGTATATTTGATTCTACCATAATTCATCACCCAATAAATTCCAGACGGGCGCCAACAATATGACCGACAAACGAAGCGGCGCCACCCGCAGACAAAGAGCCGACCCCCGCCTTACCGGCAAAACACCAATCGCCTCCCGCAAGCAGGATGCCAGTTTGAGAGATGCCCGAACGATGCGAATTGAAATAATCAGTCAGGTACGTATTC